CGCTCCGCGACACGGTCGACGGGCTGCTCCAGACCGCTGTCGAGGCCCGCGCCGCAGCGGACGTCCTCGCCACCCTCATCGGTGACCGGCCAGCCCCGGCACAGGTGACACCGGTACGCGCCGTCTCCCGGCCCACCTCCGTGGTCGTACCGGTGGAACCCGCCGGCGGTGGAGACGGGCGGCTGTCCAAGGCGCAGCGGGCCATCCTCACCGTCCTGGCCCAGCACGGGCCGAGCACCACCGCCCAGGTCGCCATGCTCAGCCGGTACTCCGCCAAGTCCGGCGGGTTCCGCAACGCCCTGTCAGCGCTGCGCACCGAGGGGTACATGACCGGCCGCGGCGGCGGGGCGCTGGCCATCACCGACACCGGCCGGGACGCCCTCGGGGTGTGGGAGGCGCTCCCCACCGGCCCGGGCCTGATCGCCTGGTGGTTCGAGATCCTCGGCAAAGCGGAGCGGGCCATCCTGGAGGTCCTCATCCAAGAATGGCCCGCGTCCGTACCCGTCGCCCGGATCGCCGAGGCGGCCGGCTACTCCGCTAGCTCCGGCGGGTTCCGCAACTCCCTGTCGAGGCTGCGGACCCTCGGCCTCGCCGCCGGCCGAGGGGAACTGGTCGTGTGCGACAGCCTCGGCCGGTATGACCTGAACGGTTGACACGTAAGACGAGTCAACGCCTCACGCCGTACGCCCACTCTTCGGGGCCAGCGTGACCGTGTGCACGAGCCGGCGGCGCCACTTCCGGACGGCGTGGGGCTGGTGCATCTTGGTGGCTTCGGCGATGTCGGCCCAGGTCACTCCGGCCTGGCGGGCGTCTGCGACCGCCTTGTCGCGGTCGGCATCGGCGTACTCGTAGGCGGTCTTCGCGCGGGCCCAGCGTTGCTGGGCTGTCCGGAGGGCGGTCATCGCGAGCGTCTGCGGGTTCGGGGGGGTTCGTGTGGTCATGGCGTTCAGCATGGCACGCTACCAATCCGGTAGTAAAGGACCTGGGCAGATGTTGCTACCGTAAGGGTAGCATGCTACCGTGACGGTAGTCACCCACTCCAAAACCCCTGGAGAACCCCATGAACATCACCCCCGTCCCGGCCGCCTACCGCACCGTGCACACCGACATCGGCGAGTTCCGGGTAGTCACCTACACCGGCTCGCTCACCGCCCAGCACGGTGAGTACTGGCAGTACGAGGTCTGCGACTGCGAGGACTGTGACGCTGCTTTCGAGCGGTGGGAGTTCGGCGAGCAGATCGACGCGCCCGACACGCGCTGGGTGCTGCTGCCCGCCGACGGTGACCCAAACACCCGGTGGGCCCGCCGCCTCATCCACGTACGCCCCGAGTCGTTCGCCTTCATCACGGAGGTCACCGAGGCAGCCTGAACCACCCGCACCCCCTGCGGGGCTCCGAGCCCACCCCGGGCCGGGGCCCCGCTTCTGTGTGAGCGATCTTCGCCACCCAACCGGGACAACTAGTTATGATCGGCACAATCAGGGCGGACGGCCCGGCCGCCCCGGGTCCGGCCCGCAACCGCACAGAAACCCGGGGACCAGATGAGCACCGACACCGGTGAACGGCGCGTCGAGTACATCCGCCTCGACGACATCCAGATGGCCCCCCGCAACCCGAAACGCCACGCAGCCGACGCCATCGCCGCATCGATCGGGCACTTCGGCCTGGCCGAGCTACCCCTCCTCGACGAACGCACCGGCCGGCTCGTCGCCGGCCATGGCCGCATCACCGACCTGCGGCGCAGCCACGCCGAAGGCCAGTCACCGCCGGCAGGCGTACGCGCTGACGGGGACGCCTGGCTCGTCCCCGTCGTCCGCGGATGGGCATCGCGGTCCGACACCGACGCGGAGGCGTACCTGCTCGGCTCGAACAACCTCACCACCATGGGCGGCTGGGACACGACGGAGCTGCTCGACATGCTCCGCGGCATCAGCGACACCGACGAAACCCTGGCCGCGCTCACCGGGTGGACCCCCGAGGAGATCGCGGACATGGCCAAGCTCCACGACCCGGCCGACCTGGACCAACTCGCAGGTGACCTCGGCGAGCCCCACCCCGAGGACAACTGGCCCATCATCCGGCTCAAGCTGCCCCCGCACCTGGCCGCAGCGTGGCGCAGCCACGTCGACACCCACCACGGGCAGGAAACCGCCGCGTTCGCCGCCCTGCTCAACCTCGACCCGGACGACCCGGGCCAGTCGGACTGGGCGCCGTGACCGTCGCCATCACCTACCCGGTCGACGCGCTGGTGTCCTACCACTACTACCGCGACGACCAGGTCATGGGCCGGCTCGTCGAAACCGGCCGGCTCCGGCTGATCGGCGACTCGGGCGCGTTCTCCGCCCTCACCCAGGGCAGCACCATCAACCTCGACGAGTACGCCGCCTGGTGCCACCGGTGGCGCCAGCACCTGTGCTGGGCAGCGTCCCTGGACGTCATCGGTGACCCGACCGCCAGCCACCGCAACTGGCTGCGCCTGCGCGACCAGCACGGGCTGGCGACCGTACCGACGCTGCACGCTGGCGCGCACACCCGGTGGATGGACACCTACGCCCGGGAAGGCGTCGACTACATCGGCCTCGGCGGGATGGCCGGCACCGGCCAGGCGGTACGCGCGTTCCGGTGGGCGGTGCACATGTTCCGCTACGCCCGCGACCAGTGGCCAGCCGTCCGGTTCCACCTGTGGGGAGTCACGAACCGCCGGTTTCTGGACGCCCTCCCCGCCTACTCGGCGGACTCCTCAGGCATCCTCGGCGCCGCGTACCGGTACGCGCAGCTGCGCCTGTTCGACCCGGCCACCGGCCGACACCACAACGTGGCGCTCCGTGGCGGGCGGGCCGTCTATCAGCACTCGGCGTTGCTGCGCCGTGTTTACGGTGTCAACCCGGCTGAGATCGAGACGTCACACACGGGCAACCGAACAACGCTGATCCAGCTCGCGACCGCAGCGACCCAGCAGTACGCCGCCTGGCTGCAAAAGCGCCACCAGGTCAGTGCCCCGACATGGGGCATCTCCCCAATCCGACCGTGCCCGGGCACGCATATCCACCTCGTATCGGCGGCCGGCGGCGGGAGCACCGACGATCTGGAAACAGCCACAGGGAAGACCGTCGACCAAACCGGCCCACGTTTGCATGTGGTGGCCGGCGCTAACCAGCCGCCAGACCTGCTTCCCCTCATTGGGGAGCCACCGCGTCACTCGATGAACGTCAGCGCCGAGGAGAAAACATGACCGGATCACCCGTGGTGGTCGTCGCTTCCGGGGGACTCGACTCCACCGCCGCGATGGCGCTGTGCCACGCCCAGGGGCATCCCATCATCGCGGTCACGGTCGATTACGGGCAGCGCCACGCTCGGGAGATCACTGCAGCCCGGCAGGTCGCCGGCCATTACCGGGCCGACCACGTGGTGGTGACCGTCCCGGCGCTCGCGGCCGCGCTGGGCGGCTCCGCCCTGACCGACCCTGACGTGGCGGTCCCGGAGGGCCACTACGCCGACGCATCGATGGCCGCGACGGTGGTGCCGAACCGGAACGCGATCCTGGCCAACATCGCGGTCGGGGTCGCGGTCGCCCGCAAGGCCGGCGTGGTGGTCCTCGGTGTCCACGCCGGTGACCACCCGATCTACCCCGACTGCCGGCCCGAGTTCGTGGACGCCCTCAACGCCTGCGTCGCGGTCGCCACCGCCGGGTACCACACCCCCCGGGTCGATGCCCCGTTCGTCTACTGGACCAAAGCTGAGGTCACCTCCCTGGCCGCCGCGTTGCGGGCACCGCTGGAACTGACCTGGTCCTGCTACCAGGGCGGGTCCGTGCACTGTGGTCAGTGCGGCACCTGCGTCGAACGGCGGGAAGCGTTCGCCCTCGCCGGCGTACCGGACCCGACCCGGTACGCACCATGACCGCCGTCGTGGCCGACGGCTCCCCTGCGGTAGTGGTGGCCCACAACTTCGAGACGGCCCACCGGCTGCCGCACCTGCCCGGCAAGTGCGTGTCCCTGCACGGGCATTCCTGGTGGGTGCAGGTCACGGTCGCCGCGCGGCGCCTCGACGAGGCTGGCACGGTCGTGGAGTTCGGGACGCTCAAGCAGCGCCTCCGGCAATGGGTCGACGCGAACCTGGACCACGCCACCATGCTCGCCGCGACCGACCCGCTGTGCGCGGCGCTGCGCGTCAACAGCTGCCGGCTGTACCTGTTCGGCGACCCCGACCCGGACGGACCGTACCGGCACGCCCAGGACCTGCCCTGGCCCACCGTGGAGAACGTCGCCGCTCTCCTCGCCGCGATCACCGGGGGGATACTCACCGACCTAGACGTGCCCGGGGACGTACACGTCGCGAAGGTCCGAGTCCGGGAAACCCACGTCAACGAAGCCATCTGGACCGTCCGGTGACAACCACCAGCACAGCGCCGACCACCATCCCCATCGCGGAACTGTTCGGCCCGACCTTCCAGGGGGAGGGACACGGCGCCGGCCGGGCCGCGTCGTTCATCCGGCTCGGCGGCTGCAACCTCACCTGCCACCGGTGCGACACCCCCTACACCTGGGACGGCTCCCGGTACGACCTGCGCGCTGAGCTGACCCCGATGACGGCGCAGGAGATCCTCGACAAGCTCCCACCCGCCCCGCTGGTCGTCGTCACCGGCGGCGAGCCGATCCTGTACCAGCACCGGACGGCGTTCACCGACCTGATCGCCGGCCTGGTCCGCGCCGGCCGGCAGATCCACATCGAAACGAACGGGACCCTGGTCCCCCGGATGTACCTGCTCGGCCTGGACGACGTGACGTTCAACGTGTCACCGAAGCTGGACGGGCCGATGAGCACCGACCAGGAATCCGACCGGCTCGTCCCGGACGCGCTGCGCGCGTACGCCGCCGCCGCCGGCAGGGGTCAGGCGGTGTGGAAGCTGGTCGTCGCCACCCCCGCCGACGTGCGAGCCGCGGTGGACCTGACCGACCGGTACGGGGTCCCCCGCCACCAGGTGTGGATCATGCCGGAGGGTGCCACCGTCGACCGGATACTCCAGCACGGCCGAGCCGTCGCGGACACCGCCCTGGCCCTCGGCGTGAACCTGACCCTGCGCCAGCACGTGCTGCTGTGGCCCGACACGGCGAGAGGCCGGTAGCGATGACGGACCTCGACAAGGCGACCCTGCACGCCGCGGCGATGCTCGACGCCCTCAGCATCGTCGGGGACAGCGACACCCCGGGCCGGCTGGTGCGGGCGCTGGACGAGCTGACCAGCGGCCGGGACCAGGACCCGCTGCGGCACCTGCTGGTCCAGTTCCCCCCGACCACTACCGAGCCGGGCCTGATCGTGGTCACCGACATCCCGTTCACGTCGGTATGCGAGCACCACGTCCTACCGTTCACAGGGGTCGCCACGGTGGCGTACCTGCCGATGGTGGGTCAGCAGATCCTCGGCCTGTCGAAGGTGGCCCGCCTGGTGCAGGAGTACGCCGCCCGCCCCCAGGTCCAGGAACGCCTCACCGACCAGATCGCCGATGCCCTGTACACCGGCATCCGCTCCCGCGGGGCCGCCGCGGCGGTACGCGGCACCCACTCCTGCATGGCGCTGCGCGGGGCCCGGACTGGGCTGTCCGCGGCCATGGTCACCGTCCAGTACGCCGGGGACCTGACCGGGTCGCCGTGGCGGGAGGAGTTCACCGCACGCCTGAACACCAACCCCTGGAGTCAGTAACCCGCGAACCAATAGGAACGTGCGAACATGCCAGCTTCCAGAGCCCAGCGGACCGAGACGGCGGTACGGCGGAGCCGAGCCGTCAACATGAAGCTGGCCGGCGCCGACTACCAGACCATTGCCGACCAGCTCGGCTACGCCTCCCGGGGTGCCGCGCACACGGACATCACCCGGGCGTTGGAGGCCAGCCTCGCCCAGCAGGCCCGGGACGTGGAGGTGTGGCGCCACGAGCTGCTGCTGTCCCTGAACCGGCTCAAGGCTGCGCTGTGGCCGGCCGCGATTCAGGGTGAGGTCAAGGCGGCGGAGGCGGCGCTGAAGGTCATCGACCGGATCTGCAAGCTGACCGGCGCTGACGCGCCGCAGCGGGTAGAGGTACTGACCATGGGGGCTGTGGAGGCGGAGATCGCGCGGCTGTCCGCGGAGCTGGGAGAACCGAGCGGAGGGGTGCCATCTGAGCAGGCGGGCGGTGGACTCCTGGGCGGCGCAGAGACTCAACCGGCTACGTGAGCTGCAGGCGCTGCAGGCGGAGAAGGACCGCCGCACCGCCGATGCAGCCGCCGCGGTGGGGCGCCGCTACATGTATGACCCGGAGGCGTGGGCACATGACCTGATCATGTGGCCGGCCGGGACGGGGCTGGCCACCTACCAGGACGAGATCCTCGGGGAGCTGCCGCAGCGGCGCCGGGCCGCGCTGCGCGGACCGCACGGCCTGGGCAAGACCACCATCGTCAGCCTCGTCCTCCTGTGGTTCGCGACGACCCGGGATGCGGCCGGCATCGACTGGAAGGTCATCACCACCGCGTCGGCGTGGCGGCACCTGTCGGTGTACCTGTGGCCGGAGATCCACAAATGGCATCGGCGGATCCGGTGGGAACTGCTCGGCCGGGCACCGTTCAACCCCCGCACCGAACTGCTGGACCTGAACCTGAAGCTGAAGTACGGGGCGGCGTCGGCGGTCGCGTCGAACAAGGCGGAGCTGATCGAAGGCGCGCACGCGGATAGCCTGCTCTACATTCTCGACGAGGCGAAGATCATCCCCGGTGGGACGTGGGACGCCATCGAAGGCGCGTTCTCCGGCGGCCGCAGCTCCGGCCTGCCTGAGGCGTTCGCGCTGGCCGTGTCCACCCCCGGGCCGCCCAGCGGCCGGTTCTACGACATCCACAAACGCACCCGCGGCTATGAGGACTGGTGGACCCGCCACGTCACCCTCGATGAGGCGGTCAAGGCCGGCCGGATCAACCCGGAGTGGGCCGCCCAGCGGGCTCTGCAGTGGGGCAAGGCATCTGCGATGTACCACAACCGGGTCGAGGGGGAGTTCCACGCTGCTGATGAGGACACCGTAATCCCGCTCGCCTGGGTCGAGGCCGCGGTGGAGCGGTGGCACGTGTGGAACGACGCCGGCCGGCCACCCCTGCCCGGCAAGCGGTACCTGGGGGTCGACGTGGCCCGCTCCGGCAACGACGCGACGGTGCTGTCCCACCGCGTCGGGATGTGCATCACCGACATAGAGCAGCACTACGCAGAGGACACGATGCGGACCACCGTCCGGGTCCAGGCCGCCCTCACCGGCGGAGCGACAGCGGTGGTCGACTCAATCGGTGTCGGCGGCGGGGTGGTGGACCGGCTCCGGGAACTGGACGTACCGGTGCTGCCCTACACCGGGTCGGCGAAGACGAAGGCGCTGGACCGGACCAGAGAGCACGGCTTCAAGAACACCCGCAGCGCCGCCTGGTGGCACCTGCGGGAACTGCTCGACCCGGCGTTCGAGTCGGAGGTGATGCTCCCACCCAATGAGCTGCTCCTCGCCGACCTGAACACCCCGACCTGGGATGAGATCACGGGGGTACCGCCGAAGATCCAGGTCGAGCCGAAGGAGGACGTCAACGCCCGCCTCGGCCGGTCCACCGACCACGGCGACTCGGTGGTCATGGCGTTCTGGGCGGACGCGCTGCGCAAGGAGATCCAGCTGTCGGTTCCGTCGGGCCAGATGCCGACGTCGAAGGCGTCACCGCTCGGGTCGGGTCGGGGTGGCCGGCAGATGGGTCCGTCAGGGCCGCTGGGCAGGCGGTGAAACAGGTCGGCGCCGGTGTCTGAACATCATCACCCGGCCACCCGACACGCCCTATAGTTCACGATATGCCGGTGTTGGTGTGGTTCATGGTGTACGCCCTCGCCGTTGCTCGGATCACCGGCCTCATCACCACGGACGAGATCACCCGCGTCCCCCGCGAGGCGGTCCTGCGCCGCCTCAGCGACACCAACCGATGGCATGAAGCACTGGCGACGCTCATCACCTGCCAGTGGTGCGCGTCGATCTGGGTCGCCGCGGTCACCGCCCCGCTCGCCTGGTGGCACGCCGCCAGCCCCTGGGTGGGGCTCCCCGCCGTCGCGCTCGCCGCAAGCCAGGTCACCGGGGTCCTGTCCCGGGTAGGCCGGTCCTGACCAGATGCTGCGCGTAGGTCGCCGGCAAGCCCCCGCCGAACCCGCCCCCCAGCAGCGGGTCGGACCCCCACGCCCCACCGACGAGCAGCGCTGCGTGGAACTGGCCACCTCCACCGGTGCCCGCTGCGTCCGGTGGGCGCTCACCGGCACCGCCCGCTGCCGTACCCACACCCGCACCACCCCCGCCCACAAGGCCCTCACCGCCTCCGTCGGCGCGATCCAGATGGAGGGTGTGGCCTGGCAGACCTGGCGGGCCGGGGCCAGCCAGTGGCAGGACGAGGCGTGGCGCCTCTACGACATCACCGGCCAGCTCCGCTTCGTCGGCAACTGGGTCGGACACTCGATCTCCCGGTGCCGGCTGTACGTCGCTGAGGTCACCCCCTCCGGGGAAGCCGGCCAGGAAACTGAGGACCCAGAGATCGCCGCCCTCGCCGGCGGGTTCCTCGGCTCCGGCCCGGCCAAGGACGAAGCGCTGCGGGTCCTGGGCCTGAACCTGTTCGTGCCGGGTGAGGCGTACGTCGTGGCCGAGGCCGATGCCGGCCCGGACGGCGCCGACCAGTGGTTCGTCGTGTCCGGCCGGCGCATCACCCGCCAGGGCGACCGGATCGTCATCCGCCGGCCCCGCCTCAACGGCGGCGGCGACATGGTGTTCCGGCCCGGCATGGACCTGCTGCTGTGTGTCTGGACCCCCCACCCGGACGACCCGGACGAGCCGGACTCCCCGACCCGGTCCGCGATCCCGGACCTGCGGGAACTGGAGGCGATCAGGAAGCGGGAGTTCGCGGAGCTGGACTCCCGCCTCGCCGGGGCTGGTCTGTTGCCCCTGCCGGAGGGGGTCGACTTCCCACCGGCACCGCAGGACGACGAGGACGGCCCGGTCAAGCCGACCGCGCAGACGTTCACCCAGACCCTGATGCGGGCCATGGCGACGTCCCTGGTGGACCGGTCATCAGCCGAGGCGCTGGTGCCGATCATCTTCACCGCGCCGGGCGAGTACATCGACAAGATCAAGCTGGTGACGTTCTGGTCAGAGCTGTCCGCCCAGCTGCTCCCGCTGCGCGAGTCCGCGATCAAGTCACTGGCCCAGTCCCTCGACGTACCCGCGGAGGTCCTCCTCGGCCTGGGCGACTCCAACCACTGGTCAGCGTGGCAGATCTCCGAGGACGCGGTCAGCACCCAGATCGTCCCGCTGCTGTCCCGCATCGCCGACGCCGGCACCACCGGGTACCTACGCGCCGCGCTGAAGGCCCTGGGCCGCGACCCCGACGCCTACGTCTACAACTTCGACACCGCCCCCCTGACCACCTCCCCGAACCGGGCAGCCGACGCCCTCAACTACCACGAAGCCGGCCTCATCTCCGACGAGGCCGCAGTGGAGGCCGGCGCGTTCCGCAAGGACCAGCAGCCCACCGCCGACGAGCGGGTACGCCGCCTGGTCGAGGACGCGGTCCGGTCCTCCCCGGTCCTGCTCACCGACCCGGGCATCCGGCAGATCCTCGGCATCAGTACGGTCATCACCGCTGGCGGTTCTGCCGGTGACGGAGGTAGCGCACCCGCTGAGCCGGCGCCGGTGCAGGATCCGCACGCTATCCCCGAGCAGACCCCGCAGACGGAGCAGCAGTCCGCGGCGCTGCTCGCCGTCGCGAACCTCGCCACCCTCCACGCCTTGTCCCGCGCCGGCGGCCGGCTCGTCCCGCACAGCCGCCGCGACCGGTGGCCGAGCACCCCCCGCCACCAGCTCCACAGCCGCCACGGACCGGTCAGCCGGGACCGCGCGGACCTGGTCCTCGCCGGCGCGTGGGATGACCTCCCCGCCGTCGCGGCCAGCCTCGGCGTAGACGCCAGCCAGCTACGCCAGATGCTGCACGGGTTCACCGTGGAGCTGCTCACCCGGGGCATGGCCTACGACCCGCAGCTCCTCGCCGACCTGGTCACCGCAGCGCAGCGCGGCCACCGGCTGGACGCCTCCCCGATGGTCGGAGCCGCGGCGTGACCGGCCTGCCGGACAACCTGCGCGGAGACGGCCCCTGCGCCGACTGCGGCACCGTCGACAACCCGGTGTGGTTCACCGACTCGGTGTTCTGGAACGAGGTGCTCCGCCGCACCGGCCACCCCGGCGGGGTCCTGTGCATCAGCTGCTTCGCCGCGCTGGCGGACCGGGCCGGGTTCCGTCCCACCGGGTGGCGCCTCACCCCCGACTGGCGCTGGGAAACCGTCGAGGAGTACCGCTACCGACGCGACCAGGCACCCCGCACGGAACCCGGATGAGCGACCCTACCCCACAGCCAGAGCCGGACTCGCCGGTCGTGTGCGACTGCGGCGCCGTCGGCGACGGGCCGCACTCCATCACCTGCGCCACCGTCGCCGCCACCGTGCCGTACGCCATGGTCGACGACGCGGGGCAGGTGTTCTACCCGGACAGCCCGATCGACGCCGCAGCGTTCGCCGCCCTCCACGGGGCGCGGTTCCTGGACCCCATCGCCGGTGCTGAGTGGCTCACGGAAGCCGCCGACGACCCGGCACCCACCACCGGCGCCCCGGAGGAGTACCACTTCCCTGAGGGCTGTGTCTGCCACATCCGGGACGACATCGACTGGGGTGAGGTGTACGTCCACCCGCCCGGGGGATGCCCGGTGCACACCCCGTGGGCGTTCCCCGGGTACAGCCTCACCACGATCGCCGCTGACGGGTACCTGTGACCGGGCCACTGTGGGACGGCACCGGGATCGACCCGTGGCTACCCGACCGGCTAGCCGCCGCGTCGTCGGTGACGTCGGCGGAGCAGCGCATGTACTCCTCCTGGTGGGGCAGCTTCTCCGACTGGCTGGTGTCGGTGAAGCGGGGCGTGCTCGCCGGCCCGTCCCCGGACCCGCACGCGGTGTGGGCGCAGGCCCCCGCCTGGGCGGAGGCGATGACCACGTTCGTGTTCGCCGGCCCGGTCATCGACACGGTCGGGCAGGCATTCACCGCCATGTTCGGCCCCGACTTCCTGTTCGACTCCCGCCCGGCGGTCACCGCGTACCTGGCCGAGGTGGAGAACCGCCTCGTCCGCACCCCCGACGAGGTGTTCGACGTGATCGCGTCCACGGTCGCCCGGGGCGCCGGGGCGGGGGAGTCGATCCCGACGGTGGCGGCCCGGATCGAGGACATCCTCACCACCACCGGGACGCAGAACTGGCGCGGCCGGGCGGTCACCGTCGCCCGTACCGAGACGATCGGCGCGTTCAACGCCGGCCGACACGACTCGTTCGCTGCGGTGGCTGAGCTGCTTGACGATGACGAGTTCGAGCATCAGTGGCTATGCGTTGCCCCGGACACGCCGGTCGTTGCTACGAAGATCAGTGCTGCCGCCCGCCGTCACTATGTAGGTCCCCTGGTACGCATCACCACCAGGTCCGGGCGCACGCTCGCCCTGACACCGAAACACCGTGTACTGACCGGACGTGGCTGGATTCAGGCGGAGTCGATCAACAAGTCCGACTATCTGGTGCAGGTCATTGGCGTTGATCCCGCGATGACACCACAGGTACAGCACGTTCCACCCGTGATCGGTGAGGTAGTTGACGCGGCGATGCAGGCCGAACCGGTCAAGGTGCGGGCCGTGCCGGTGACGGTGGACTTCAACAACCAGGCGGTCGACAGTGAGGTCGAGGTTGTACCGGCCAACCGGCACCTGGCGCAGAGGATTGAGGCTGGCGTCCCGCAAGGCTGCGAAGACCTCTTCCTCACCCACGCCGATGGTCTGGGAGTGATTACGGTTCTTCCCGACGGCTACGCGCTCCCGTGCCCGCTGCGACATGGGCTTACCGAGCACAGCCGCGCGTACACCAGCGGCCCTGCGCTGCACGATCTCGGGTCCTTCATTGGCCGCCCGCAGGCGACCAGCGGTGCGCCGGTCACGGCGAGCAACGCCAGCCTCATTGAGGATACGAGACACCGTTGGTCCGGAGCAGCCGTAATGTGCTGCGACAATGGCGACGGCTGCGCCAGCTTCGTACATCGAGACGATCCCGGTAGCGTCAAGGTCATCGCGCCGGCGTGCCTGCTGTCCGAGACGGGCGGCGGCCCGCGCCTGTTCCAACGCCCCGGGTCGGTCCATGCGTCGGCGCATGGCCTCAGCAAAGCCCAGCGAAACGCCCTGCCGGGACAAGATCCGCCGGACCGTCATAGGGCTGACAGGCAGGGTGGCGGCGATCTCCGCTGGCGTCTCGCCAGCTTGGTAGCGCCGGATCAGGTCATTGAGGTCAATGTCGCCACGTGGACCGGTCATGTATATGACCTCTCTACTGAGTCTGGCTGGTTCGTGGCGGATGGATTGGTTATCCACAACTCTACCATCGACCGGCGTACCCGGCTCGATCACGCGGAGGCGGATCTGCAGCGGGTGCCGCTGTCGCATCCGTTCCTCGTGGGTGGTGAGGAGCTGATGTATCCCGGGGACCGCAACGGCAGCGCCCGGAATGTCGTAAATTGCCGTTGTACGACGTTGCTGCTGCGACCGGGAGAAACCACCGACCTGTCCGACCGGGGCTGGAAGGCCATCGCCGACGGCGAGTAGCCGACGGCGGAGAGGAGAACACGTCCATGGGTACCAGGTGGCAGGGGCTACTCGCACCAGTCAACGAACCAACCGACGACGCCCGCCGGTTCCTCGAGTTCACCGTCCGCACGCTCCCGCTGAGCCTGAAGTGGCAGCGCATCGACGCCATGGGCCACGACGACTCGGTGGTGGTCGGGTCGCTGGAAACGGTCAACTTCGGCACCGTCTCCCAGGCCGTTGACGCAGGC